TTCCTAAAGGATGGATTGTGTGTGATGGTGATACAGTCGCTGCTTCTGAATATCCATTGTTAGCATCTATATTAGGTGACACTTATGGTGGTGATATGACTAATTCTTCTGGTGGTCATTATACATTCCCATATGTTGATCCTATTGATGGTTCAAATACTGCAACATTTAGATTGCCTAATTTATCAAATAGATTGATGGTTGATTTAGAACCAACCCATACAGATGACCCTAAGTATGAACAAAACCAACCAGGTTGGAAAGATGTTGTTATTGATAATACAGGAAAGAAAATTGGTGCATTAATTGATGCATATGGAGAAACTGCTGCTAGTGTTATAAAGACATCATGGTCTGCTAATGCTGATATAGATTTTAGTTTAAATCTTAGTGGTAATCTATATCTTAAGTTTACTAATATGACTCTGACTGCTCCTGATTTCTTGGAGACAATATACACACTTAATCGTAAATTGGGTGTTAATCATACACCATCACACGGTCATACTGATCAGATTCCATCTGTTCAAGATGATCAGAAAGGTGCAATGGTATTCCAGACTGATGCTGGTATTGAAATGGATGGAGATACAGGATATGGTAACGGTTGTAATTCTAGAATTACACCATATCAATGTAAATTTAAGCAAGCTAATCCACATAGTTGGCAGAACGGTTCTGTTGCTATGTCATATCATGGTAATAGTGAATATGAACATACACTTCCTTATACTGGATCGTTTATGGAATTTACCACTGATGGTGTGAATGCTGGTAAGAATTATTGGGATACAGTTCCTGCTGGTGCTAATAACTGGAGAGGTGCTGAAAGAGGTGCTGGACCTAAAACACAAGCATATACACAAACAATTCCATCAATGGAAGCCACTGATCAGATTCTTGATACAGTACCAGTAGATACTCACGCACAACCTGCATTTAAAGGTATGTTCCCTAGACCTATGACTAATAGGAATAGGCCAAATTTCTATGGTTATACACCTTTGGGTGGTACTACTCCAGTTAGGGCAGATGGATTAAAAGATTCTCCTGAAGATAGAACAGCAAAGGTAGTTCCTAATTGTACTATAACCGAAAATTCAACTGAAATTATATTACCTGATGGTACTGATCTTAGTCAACAGTATGGTAGTGGTAGTGATACATGGAAGCAATGGGATTTAATACGTCCTTTAATGTATGTTACTACAACTACTACAAGTGATAAGTATAAGTGGATACCTGAAGGAACATATGTTCAGTCTATTGAATGGGTAAAGGATGCTAATAATACAGCAGCAGGTGGTAATTATAAAATAAGATTGAATCAGAACATGGGTGGTGGTCAAACTGATACTCCAGCTGGATGGGGAACAGTAACTACTTCACTTACTTTTAGAGATGGTACTTGGCCTACCTCAATGAATCAAGGTGCTGAAAATAAAAATCCATTAGAACAACAGTTTAGAGCACATAATCATGGTGGGTTTGAAATTGCTCAGACTCTTGGTACTATGGTAGGACCACCATCACATACAGCATCTAATGCTGACGGTTCATCTTTACAAGCAGAAAGTATTGAAAATGCATTAAATATAGCAGTAGATACTACTCAACCTTCGTTAACAATGACGTTCATTATCAAGGCATACTAATGGCAGTAATATACAACAAGGAAAGAGCAAAATATGGACATTTGACAGGTCAGGTTATTAATTGGCCAGTAACTTATAATGGAATACCAGATGATGCATCAAGTAAAAAAGTATTACCAGCAGGTTATTTGAAGTGTGATGGGTCAATATATTTTGCATCAGATTATCCTCAACTAGCTGCTATATTAGGTACAGGAACTAATAATAAATTTATTAGAAAAAATTTAGATGGTACTGATGTTGATAATATTAATGATAATCAATTTAAGGTTCCTGATTTAGGTTCTAAGTATCCTGAACCTACATCAGGTGCTAATGCTGGTGTTTATAATAATATAAGAAAAGTTGATGATACAACTAATCAAGAAAAGAGTAGATCGGGAGTAGGTATAGATTCTGAAGCAGCGATTGGTACTACTAGTGTTAGAGTATCATATACAGGAAGTATTAATGTTCCTAGTCAGGAGGTTGAGCTTAGAGGAAAACCTGGATGGAATTATGCTGGAGCATCTCACTATACTGAATCAGAAGGTCCAGAAGAGAATGCTATACATCCACATGTACACTTTAGTGGTACTAACAGATCTAGATTAAGAGCACAACCAACACAATTAGAAACAGATAATGATCATCCTAGTCCAAGAGGAAGAACTGGATTGCAGAATGGATCAACAATTGCTTTACAAGATTGGTTAAACCATACATTATATGATAATAATGCTGCTATTAACTATACTGGTCCAAATACTCATAGTCCTAACCCACCTGGAAGTGGACAACAACCATGTAATGCTTTAGATAACTGGGATCCAAACAACCCACCACCAGGACAAGGTCCGCTTTTTGCTGGTGGTTGGGGAGTACAAACTGGTTATGCTGGTGGTTGTATTGATCATGAAAATAATGGTATCTATCAGGTTGGATCTAGTGAAGGATTTGAATTTGGTTGTCTTAATAATACACCATATATGGTTGCTGGAGGAGAATTAGTTGGATCTCCTGATCGTGTTAATGTTACCAAATATAGGAATACATGGGGATACCCTATTATTGGATGTACTAGTGAAGGTTCTTGGCAGACTATAGGTACAGCTTCTAATTTTAATTCACTAGATACTGCTGTAAGTGTTCCAGCAACATATGTTGCAGGTGTTGCTGGTATGCCAGTAGATTGGAATAATGCACAATTAACAGACGTTGTTCCTTTACAATCTAATGAATCTGCTGTTAGTACTACTGCTATAACAGATGTTAATAATGAAGAGACAGATACTGCTGATATTCCAATTCAAGCAGGTGTTATTCCTACCCTACATAGTCATAGGGTTAGACTAGAAAAAGGAGATCATGACTATAAAGTCAAGACTAATGCAATCTCAATTGATCCAGAGAATTTAGAAACAACATTTGATATTGGAGTGGATAAATCTATATCAATTGATTCTGCATGTCAACCCTTCATTGTAATGGAGTATTTAATCAAGATCTAATCATGGTACAGAGTTATAGGAATACAAGAAGAGGATATTATACTGATTATTATCAGGATACTACACCTGTTGGTTCTATAGTACCTAATTTAAAAACAGGTGCTAATTCATATGACCATAGTTTTATTAATAAAGCAACTAATCCTCATAAATTAGATGAGATTGCTGGTAATGCGTATCAGTTAGGTGATGATCCAGCTTATACACATGAGGGATACTTATATTGCGATGGAACAGAGTATAATATTAAAGATTATCCATCACTATTTGAAATAATTGGAGTTAATTATGGTGGAAGAGTAAGTAGTGGTATTGATGTAACTGCTCCTGGATCTGGGTATACAACAACTTCTGTTGTAACCATATCAGCTCCCCCTGCTGGTGGAACACAAGCAACTGCACGAATTGGATCAGTTAATGGTACTGGTGGTATTTTAACAGTAGATGTTTTAATTCCAGGGTCAGGATATACCTCTACACCAACTGTCACAGTAGCAGATGGAACTAGTGCTACATTTATTGTTAGGTTAAGTAGTACTGGAATGATTCAAAGTATTAATACTTCTAATATATGGGAGAATTATGGAGATCAATATCTAGGTACATTTAAAGTTCCTGATACTGTTACTAAAAAGATTGTTGGTAATGGACCTGTATTTGGAAGTAATTCACCAACAGTAGGTAATGCTTCAATGGCTGTTGGTGTTACTGGTGGAGCATGGTATTTAGATCAAAACACTCAAGATAATTATTTCTCATTGGGTAGGATAACAACTACAGGATATGAGAATGTAGTTGAGACTGTTGAGTGTTCAATTATTGGTTCTCAAACAGTCAAGGTGACTATGGAGAATAAGAAGTTACCATCAATTTTCCAGCATAGTCATGCAGTATATACAAGTATACCTGGTGATAGTACTTGGCCAGGATTTGCAAGTGGTGATAGATATGTTCAAGGATATAAAGCTGATACTGGTAGATTATCAAGATGGTATCCAACTACAGGTGTTGTATTAGAACATAAACATGCTTTATTGAGAAGTCCTATTGTTAATAATACTGTTTCCACCTACGATTTCATGGATTATAAGGGTGGTTCTGAAGGAGTTGGTGCAATTAAAGATGTACCTGATGCAGCATCATCAACTGGTACAGAATATGAACCACAACCAGGATATACTGCTGAAAAATCATATGATGATCAGTATTATCTTGCTTCTGGTGCTTCAAATTCAGGATATTATGAATTCCAGACTGCTATAGGAAATCCAATACTGATAAAACATACTTCTACATCAAATATAGGTGGTAGATTGATTACTACTGGTGGTCAAGCACAATATGATTATACACAATCATGGGTGTATTCTAATCCTGGTAGTTATTCTATCAATATTAGTAGTATTACAGGTACACCTGATAAATTGATATATGAGTTAAGTGGAGGTGGTGGATCTGGTGCTGCTGGTAATACTGCTGGTGCTGATGGTGGTAATACTACACTGTCATGTGGATCAACTTTAATTCTTAACGCAGGTGGTGGAGGTGGTGGAGGTGCTTCCAGTGGTATTATTGGAGGACAACCAGGAAATGCAGGATTAGCAACTGAAACTGGTAGTGGATCTCCAGTTATGGCAGTTTCAGGATTCCCAGGCGGTACTGGTGCTGCTAATGAATATCCAGAGGCATCAAACCCTAGTGATCCTGGTGGTGGAGGTACTGGCGGTGTATCTGTTTTTACTGGTCAAGATGAGAATGGTAATACAGTTGCTGGTGAGAAAGGTAAAGGATCTGATGGATGTAGGGTATTACTTGGTGGACTGAGTGGTACTTGGACAGAAATATTAGATAGTGATGGTTCATTTGGTGCTGACACTAATAATCCTATGCCCACAGGTGGTATTAACTTAGTTCAATTTGAACTTAGAGGTGGAAGAGGTGGAAATGCATGGAATAGAGGAACAGCTAATCATTGGTATCAAAATCCAGCAGCATTAGTATGGGAGTTAAAAAATTCTAGTGGAACAGTAATTACTGATTCACTTGCTGAAAAAGGTAGTTGGGTACAAAGTTCTAATACTAATCCTGGTAGTGGTTGGACAACCCTTATGAATAACAAAGGTATCTACAGAACATTACCTGCTAACAATGTTGACGATCCTTGGGCTGGTTCATGGCAGACACATACTGCAGCCTTCTGGGTTTTTGCTGCTAATGCAGGTACTTGTAATCTAAGGATAGAGTCTGACAATTATGGGTGGATAAAGGTAATGAACGCTACATCAAATGATCCTAATTTTGGTACGGTTCTCATTGATAGAGAGATAGAATATGATGTGCAACTTGCAGGATCAGGTGCTGAAGATATCTCCCTTAATTTACCTAATGGTTATTATATTTTTGAGACAAAAGTTAAGAATTTAGTTTTACCAAGTGGTCAAGGAAATAATAACATAGGTGGATATGGTGCATTAGTTACACTTGAATTGTTAGATAGTCAGGAAGCAGATTTTCTTAATCCACCTACTCCAGGATGGAATGTAAAAGTTGGTAGTGGAGCAAATGGCAGAACTCAAGGAACTAATTCTTATGGTGGTGATGGTGGATATGGAGGACAAGGTGCTTCTAATGCAAACTCTAATTATGTTGCTAGAAATGGAGGAGGTGGCGGTGCTGCTACTGTTTTAAGACGAGGAACACAAGTTGTTGCTGGAGCTGGCGGTGGTGGAGGTGCTGGTGCAGACGGAGGAGAAGATCCTCAAAGTAATGATAATCAAAGTCCAGGACAATCAGGTGGTACATATCCTGGTGGTGCTGGATTATATACTGGTCTTCA